GTTTTTTTTTTTACACACGCACCGATCGCCCATTACTGGACACACCGGGGTGTGGGATTGTTCATGCCATGTTCCTAGCACGAGTGTTATGTACACTCAAACAGAATAAATTAGTAGATTACTACTTATGTTGCTTATTTTGTGAAGGTCTGGTCGGTCTTTAATGTGAGCCCATCGTCTAGTGCTTTTCTTAGTAAAAAATCCTCACTCTCAGGATTGCACATTATAAACAGCTCATCATCAACCATTAAATCACAAGGGTATGCTATATCATCTTCCATTTCCTTTACGGTACCAGTTTCTAGATCATAAGTGTAACACCCTTGGTTGCTTGATCGCATTGCCATGTCATAGACTTCATGCTCAATTACTGCAAATGGTCCACTCTCTTTGATCTTTTCCTCAAAGTCCACTACCATATCCTTGCTTATCCCATGAACTCGGTTTATGTATTCAAAATAGAGGTCACCATCTTCAGGTTGCATATCATGCTCATCCGTGACCTTATCTATTATTTTATACTCGCTCATGTACAATTCCATCTCTACTTGATTGCAACGTATGCCGTTCTCAATCATTCTATTCGCGATAGTTTCAAGGATAGGTAACCCTTTACACCAACCAAGCATGTTTATTCCTTCGCACCACATCATTTTACGTGCTTTGTAGTGCATTCTTTGTGTTGTTAACTTGGTTGACCATCCAATAAATTGCAAGACTCTACGCAATGGTCTAATTGCCCTTAACCCGTGTTCATGAACAAGGAATTCTAATGATAAGAACTCCATTCTACTTAATGGCACTATCTTGCAAATTTTCATTTCTTGTCCAAGTCCTAATGATTTTTTGGTGATAAAAACTTGAGACAAGCATTCGACGTATTTCCCTATTAATTCTGGGCGGATTGCATTTATTGAATCGTCCCCTTTACATTCGGGCTCAGCATCCACCTCTGGTGTCTCCCACTTAAGGAGATTGAATCTCAATCCTGCACAATACATTATAAAACACTCCATTTCTAAATTTCTACGTGTGTTTCCTTCTGTTGTATTGTTTCTTCCTGAGGGTACGGTTCCATTTAACAAATAATGAACGCCCATCTTAATATCTTTCATTTCCGTGTCTATCAATTGAAAGTTTTTAATCATGTCCTCAGGGATGTAATCTAAGAAATCTATTTGTTCAAAAGCGTACTCGTAAACATCGACATCAACCATTAACAGTTCACGGTATTCGTTTTTATCAAATTTGCTAATGTCTTTGCATACTATCACTGGATCTCCTTCACCTAACCTGTCTACTTTGTCCTGGATATGGTGACATAAACCGCTATAATTGCTAGGTTCGCTGTATCCATTCAAGTATTTCTGCCAGGCCTTCTCGAGTGCATAATAGAATGGGCCCATCACCGCCCTTGTTTCTTTTCGTTGAAAAACTACAAGGCGTGGGTCTTTAACTTCACCAGCTTTACTGTAATCTAGTTTATCACCATTTACATTCAGTGAACCAGTGTTTTCCCCTTTTTCTATCTTGGTCATCCCAACAAATTCACGTTTAATTTTATTGTATTTGTGAGCTAAACTCTCCCATGCTTCGGTCATCTCTTTCTTCTTTTTATTTGGTAGATGATCCATCCATGCTTTAATATCATACTTAAAATCTCCATCCGCTTTGGCTCTATCAATTATCTTCTTCAGGTCGGGTAAAAACCTCTCCTTGTGGAATTTATGATACTGCTCCATTATTTTTTCGTCAAACCCAGGGCGTTTTCCTAGAAAACGTGAATAAAAGGCTTGTTTTCTACTTTCTTCTGCACCATTATAAGCAGTAGGCAGATTTTTGTAGTCTTTGCCCATATAGATTTGAAATCTTTGAACAATAGAGATTTTTGTGAATTTGTTACACTCTAGGTGTCTTACATCATTTAGGTATCGTAATACGTCAAATTTGGATTCGGTAAATCTTGGTTCGTCACTTATCTTGACATGATTCGGGTCTGGATTGGTGTTGTTTGCCTGTAAAAATTGCATTGATCTTATTGCATAAAGTGGCCGTTCGTACAATGGCTTAATCATTCTTGGTACCACTGTTAAAACCATTGTCACTACCCACCACAACTTATCTGTTTGTAAAGCAATATTCATGAACTTCATCATTCCTCTAAGCATAAAACTGCCAAGTACTTTGATCACTACACCAACCAGGTGTGAAACTTCACGACCGTGTGTTCGTCCTTCATAGCCTAAATCGCGCAACATCTTAATCAATTTAGGCTTTACCTCCTTTCGGC